GTCAATTTGCTAAAACAGATTACTCACCTAATATGAAGATAGGAGATTTTTATATATTTCCTTACGATATGAGACATTGTGTATATCCATTTAATAGCACAAAAGAAAAACGTAGAACTTTAGTTTGTAACTGTGATGTAGATTATAATCCAGTATCATCAAGAACGGCAGCAGGACAATTAGAATGATTATAAAAATGCCGAGATGGTCAAGTTATATGGCCACAACTACACAACCTATCTTTACACCGCAACAATGTGAAATGGTTATTGAAGCAGGTCACAAACAAAAACTTGAAGTAGCGCAAGTTGGTATGAACAATCCTAAAGGTGGGGTTGATACTAAAAAAAGAACTACGACAATATCTTGGATTCCTTTTAAAGAAATGACTGAGATGTATTCACAAATAGAAGCTACAATGCAAACAAGTAATTTAAATCATTTTGGTTTTGAGAACATGAAAATAACAGAACCAGCTCAATTTACAGAATACCCTAAAGGCGGATTTTATGATTGGCATATGGATTTAGATATTAATGGAACACATGAACCACCAGTTAGAAAAATATCAATGACAATATTATTATCTGACCCCTCTACTTTTAAAGGTGGACATCTAGAGTTTATGGAAAAAAATAAAGTACCTGAGTTAAAACAAGGTCAAGCTATATTCTTTGCAAGCTTTATTAGACATAGAGTTGCGCCAGTAACTAAAGGTATAAGAAGATCTTTAGTCATGTGGTTTGGCGGAACTCCATTTAAATAATGCATAGAGAAGTATTATTTCCAACTCCTTTATATTTTAAGGACTTACCTAATGCTAAAGAGTTAAATAAATATTTATTTAAACATATTAAAGCATGGAAGAAAGCTGATCCTAAAGGTGAGATAAAAACTAATTCAGGTTATGGTTGGCATAGTAAAACCGACATGAATGAAAAAAAAATATTTGATCCTCTTACACAAGAGTTATTTAAAATGGCAGAAGAGTGTAATAAAGATTATGGTGTTGCACCTACACTAGGACTTGGTAATATGTGGGCTAATATCAATCCCACGCACAGTTATAACAAAACACATACGCATCCTAACTCATTGTGGTCAGGTGTGTACTATGTTAAAGTGCCAAAAAATTCTGGAAAATTATTTTTAGAAGACCCTAGACCAGGACCTAATACTTACATGCCAAGAAGAGTAGATAATATACCTAAACAACTATGGCGTGTAGTAGCTTATGATGCAGTTGAAGGTAGAATGGTATTCTTTCCAGCATGGCAACCCCATGGTGTAGATATAAACATGAACACAGAGAAAGGTGAAAAGAACTGGAGAATATCTGTATCTTTTAATTTTATACAAACATGAGTTTTAAAAAAAATAAATACCAAATTATTCGTCAAGCTATATCAAAAGAACTGGCTAACATAGGTTATAATTATTTACAAATATCAGCAGAAGCAGATCATTGGATGTTAGAAAATGGTGTGACTCACGAAAAAAATCCTTTGATAGGTAATTTTAAAGATGAACAAGTACCAGGATCCTATGCCAAATATTCAGATAGGTTAATGGAAACATTATTAATTAAAACAATACCTGTAATGAAAGCTAAGACAGGTTTAGATCTAGTACCTACTTATTCTTACACAAGATTATATAGAACAGGCAATATATTAAACAGGCATAAGGATAGACCTAGTTGTGAGATATCAACAACTATTAATTTAGGTGGTGATCTATGGCCTATATTTATTGATCCAACAGGATCTAATAATGTTGTTGATGAATATCAAGGTATAATGAAACCTAATGCACCTAAAGGTGTAAGAATTGATCTTAAACCAGGTGATATGATTATATACTCTGGTTGCGAATTAGAGCATTGGAGAGAACCTTTTCAAGGCAAATTATGTGGTCAAGTGTTCTTACATTACAATCATGCAAATGGACCCTTTGCAAAATCTAATTTGTATGATAAAAGACCACTATTGGGTATACCCAAAACTCGTTGATAATCAGCGCAATCTAATATAATCTGGAGACTTATGTTACAAAAACTAAACTTTTTGCCTGGATTCAATAAACAACTAACACCTACACAAGCTGAAGGGCAATGGGTTGAGGGTGACAATGTTCGATTTAGGTACAAGACACCTGAAAAAATTGGCGGTTGGTTACAACTAGGAGAAAACGATATAACTGGTGCAGCAAGAGCTATGCATCATATTGTCAATAAATCAGGGACTAAGTTTTCTATTATTGGCACAAACAGAATTTTATATGTTTACTCAGGTGGTGTGTTTTATGATATACACCCGATCCGAACGACTACAACTTTATCTAATGCTTTTTCTACAACAAACGGATCCGCTGTTGTTACTATAACATTTAGCGGTGATCATGGTTTAGTTCAAGGTGATATTATTTTATTAGATAATTTTACAGCTATTACAAATTCTAATTATTCAGCGGCAACTTTTGATGATAAAAAGTTTATGGTAACAACTGTTGTATCTTCAACAGCTATTACTATTACATTGTCTTCTAATGAAACAGGATCAGGTGCTACAACATCTGGTGGTATTAGAGTTCAAGCTTATTATAGTGTAGGACCAGCAGAGCAAGCACCAGGATTTGGTTTTGGTTTAGGACAATGGAGTGGAACAGTATCTGGAGAAGCTATTACAACATTAAATGGCGGTATCAATGCTTCAACAACTACAGTAATATTAGGTGATGCATCTTTATTTCCATCATCAGGAACAAACTTTGTTCAAATAGGATCAGAAGAAATATCATACACAGGAATTGCAGGTAATCAATTAACAGGTGTTACAAGAGGTGTAAGAAATACAACCGCAGCAATACACAGCAATGGTGTGGCAGTTACAAACTCATCTGATTATGTAGCATGGGGTGAAGCAGCATCTGGAGATTTAGTTATAGATCCAGGTATGTGGTCTATAGATAACTTTGGAGATAAAGTTATCTCTTTAATTCACAATGCACAAGTTTTTGAATGGGATTCAAATGTAGCTAATGCTGTATCAACAAGAGCAACTATTATATCTGGAGCACCAACAGCTTCACGTACTATGTTAGTATCAACACCGGATAGACACTTAGTATTTTATGGAACAGAAACAACAATTGGAGATCAATCAACACAAGATGATATGTTTATTAGATTTTCTGATCAAGAAAATATTAATGACTATACACCTACAGCTGTTAATACCGCTGGTACACAAAGACTTGCTGATGGTTCTAGAATTATAGGAGCTGTTAGAGGTAGAGATGCAATTTATGTTTGGACAGATACATCATTATTTACAATGCGTTTCATTGGTCCACCATTTACATTTGGTTTTGCACAAGTGGGTACAAACTGTGGATTGATAGGACAGAATGCTGCAATAGAAGTAGATGGAGCTGCGTACTGGTTATCAGACAATGGTTTCTTTAGATATTCTGGTAATCTTGAAACCATGACATGTTTAGTAGAAGATTATGTTTATGATGATATAAACACAACAGCGTCACAACTTATAAATGTTGGTTTAAATAATTTGTTTGGTGAGATTACTTGGTTTTATCCGACTCAATCTTCAGAGATTGTTAATAGATCGGTAACATATAATTATGCAGAATCAGTGCCAGAAAGACCTATATGGACAACAGGATCTTTAGCGAGAACAACTTGGGTTGACTCAGCTGTATTTGGTTTACCTCATGGAACTGATTATAATGCCTCAGGAACATCGTATGATGTTGTTGGAAATACTGAAGGAGCTACAACATACTATCAACATGAGACTGGAACTGATCAAGTAAAATCTTCTGCGACAACTACAGTAGCAGCTAATATAGAATCTGGAGATTTTGATATTACTAGAGGCCAGGGTGGAGCTGATCTTAGAGGAGATGGAGAATTTCTTATGAAGATAAGAAGATTTATACCAGACTTTTTATCTCAAACAGGGAATACACAAGTTACATTACAATTAAGAGATTATTCAAATAGTTCACAAGCAAGTTCACCTCTTGGACCCTTTACAATTACCTCAGCTACAACTAAAGTAGATACAAGAGCCAGAGGTAGATCGGTAGCATTAAAGATAGCAAATACAGGAGCATCTCAGGATTGGAAATTAGGAAGTTTTAGGTTAGATATACAAGCGGACGGAAGAAGATAATGGCAAAAATAGTATTAGCATTTACAAGACCTAGTAAAGATTATAATCAAAACGTAGCTGACGCATTGATTAGAGATCTTGATGGATTAGTACAAAAATTAAATTCTACGTTTCAACAAGATCTTAAAGAAGAAACACAAAGATTAACATGGTTTAGTTCAGGAGGAAATAGTGGCTAATAGATATAAGAATGCACAATTTGATTTAAATTCAACTAACAAGACAGACATTTATACTTGTCCATCTAACTCAAGAGCTATTGTACAAAATATACATACGGCTAATGTAGGTGGTAGTAATGTTGAAATAAAAGCTTTTGTTTTTGATAACTCGGCATCAACTAGTTTTCAATTTGCAGAGCATACTGTAAACACAGGTACTTCTAAATCTATAGCAGATGGAACTATTGTATTAGAAGAAAGTGACAAACTACAACTACAAGCAGCTACGGCTGATATCTTTGAAGGTACAGTTGCAATATTAGAATTTGACAGGACATAGGAGAAAAATGAAAACGTTATACCCGGAAAAAATTATAGAAACTATATCAAACCTTAAAACTGGTGAGGTGTATAAAAATGATGAAGAATGGAAAGAAAAAGGCGTAAAAGAAGAAGACATTAGAAGGGATATCAAAGTTATTATGCCAAGCCTTGATTTATTTGGAGAAACAAAGTAAAGTATGTATTCAGGTTTTCCCTGCTTACAAATTAATTAATTATGACAATATCTAGAGGACAAATGAATAGACAATTATACATGGGCGGCGGAATTATGGATGTTGTGCCTAGAGAAGAAGCTTTTCTTGGTGGTGTTTTTAAAGGCGTAAAGAAAGCAGTTAAAGGAGTAACAGGAGCTGTTAAAGATATTGCAAGTTCTGATTTAGGTAAAGCAGCATTATTAGCTGCAGGTGCTTATTATGCTCCGGGTTTTGGAATAAAAGCTCAAGGAGGGTTTGGCGCTTTTGGAAGTATGTTAAAAAACAAAGCAGCTGGAATGGTTCCAAAACTTTTAAAAGGTAAGGCAGGCACAGCGTTAGGAATAACTGCATTAGGCGGATTATTTGGTGGAGCTATGGCAGGTAAATCAGAAGAAGAAGTAGAATCTCTTACTAGAGATGTACCAGCTTTAAAATCATACTTAACTCAATACTATACTAATTTAAATCCTGAACTAATAAACCAACCAGAAAAAGTAGAACAATTTGTTAACTCTCAAATAGCAGAATATAACGAAGGTAAAGGTGGTTATGCTATGGGTGGTAGAATAGGTTATGGTGAGGGAGATCCAGATCCAAAAATTCCAGAACAATTTTTAGAAGATTTAAAAAGACGAAAAATTGATGAACTGTTTCAAAGGTATAAAAGATTTGAAGAAGACTACGAGAGAGAAAAAGCTGGCGCCCAAACTCAAGAAGCAGCTATGGGTGGAAGAATAGGTTATGATATTGGTGGAAATGCTATGACAGCATCTTATGGTTATGATGATGCAATGTCTGAAACTTACAATAATTTTTTAGATATGAAAAAAAATAAACAAATACCTATAGATATGGACTTTGATGAATTTTTAAGAGATGTAGTTCCAGAGATGAGTAAAATGCAAACAGAAGGAAGAGGTTCAGCAGCTATGGGTGGAAGAATGCAATACGCGTTAGGCGACTCTGCAAGCCAGAATGCTATGCAAGCAGCGGGCATCGAGGGGCTTCCTATGAGACAAAACCCTAAAGGTGTACAAGAACTAGATTTAAGAGATAATGGTGGATTTATACCACCAGTTGGTATAAAAGAAAAAGAAGATGACATCCCAGCGATGTTATCTAATAACGAATTTGTATTTACAGCTGACGCTGTAAGAGGCATGGGAGACGGAGACGTTGAACTAGGCGCTCAAAGGATGTACGATCAAATGAAAACATTAGAAGAAGGTGGAAGAGTATAATGGCAGAAGTCCAAACAGTTAGAAATGCTCCAGCAGAGTTTATAGAAGCAGGCGGTAAAACTTATTTAGATGATCTTACAAAAGCAATAGGTGGTTTTAAAGGACAAGATTTATCTCAAATTATGGGTCAACAATATGTTGCTGGACCCGGAGCATTAACAACACAAGCTGAAGGATTAGCAGGAGGACTTGGAAGTTTTCAACCTTTCTTAAATAATGCTGCAGCATCCGAACAACAACTTGCAGGATTAACGGGGCCAACAGCTTATCAAGCTTACATGTCACCGTATCAACAAGATATTATTAACACAACATTAGCAGAGTATGATGTACAAGCACAAAAAGGTTTACCAGGATTAGCAGCTCAAGCTACTGCTTCAGGAAATTTAGGTGGTGGTAGAGAAGGTGTTCAATTAGCAGAATACCAAGCAACATCAGATAGAAACAGAGCAGCATTACAAGCACAATTATTAGGTCAAGGATTTGGACAAGCTAATCAATTAGCACAAGCTGGTTTTGGTCAACAAAGAGCATTAACATCTGGTCAATTAGATTTAGCACAACAATCACCTGCATTATTAGGGCAACAGATTGCAAGCTTAACAACATTAGGTGGTCAACAACAATCAAGACAACAACAACAATTATCAGCGCAA